ACGTCCTGCTCGAGAGCGGAGCGCACTGGTCTGGGATGCTGTGGCATCTGATGAGCACCGGGTACACGTTCATGGAGCAGCCGCTGACGTTGCAGCCGTGGGGCGCGATGGGCGAGGACATTGAGGCCTGGCATTGTCACTACCTTGAGGGACTAGTTTGCTCGTCGGTTCGTGGACCTGCATTGCACGGTCGTCACACGGGAATCATGGTGGATTGGCGCGACGGGTTCAGCCGATATCCCGATGAGCACAAGCCGCTGAACATGGTGCACTTGGAGGGCGGCCAGTTCGCGTTGCTGCCGAACAACCACCTGCTGTTCAACGACAAGCATCTTGTTCGCCCATCGGCGCGTCCCACCGTCAGCAACTACCGGCGCAACTCCGAGGTCATTTGGGGTCCGTGAGCCTGTAACCAAGTTTCCACAGCAGGCGGCTTATGTCGTTGGCCGTCGAGGCGACGGCGTCCTCGTCGAGCTCCGGCCTAGCGGCGTGCAGCGCCTCGTGGATGATCGTGTCGAGCATCTCCTGCTCTGACTGACCACGTCGTATGCGGATGATGCGCGTGTCGGCGCTGTCGCCGTGCTCAACCTCACCGAAGTTAGTGAGGTGATTCACGAAACGAAATACCCAGTACCGTTGGCCCAGGCGCACACGCATGGTGGTTCACTTGAATCCGCGCTTCATCGCCTTGTACGCGGACGGGCTGACGGTGCTCTTGGACTTGGGTCGGCTAGTGCCGGAGGCCCGACGAGCGTTGATGTTTGCGTACAGGCCGCGCTTTGCTGCTTTCTTTGCCATGTTCACTTCCTCGATGTCTTGCCGCTGCACTTCCACTTTGCACGCGAGAGCCGGAGCGGGCTGTTCGGATCTCGTGCAGCCTTGGGATGCGCCTTCATCTGCGCAAACGAGCGTGCGCAGTATGCGTCTCCCTTGGCGGTTCCGGGCTTGATGCGGTCGCCGCCGCCCTTGGCCTTGCCGGCCTGACCGTAGCTCACGGTGCGGGTGCGTCCGGTTTCCGGGTTGCGGACGGTCTTGGCGAATCGTTTGCCCTTTGCTGGTGTCGGCATGTGTTCTCCTATCTGTCCTTCTGAAACGGTCAGTTACTGCGCCTCGCGCACTTCGTAGCGAAGTCTACGCGCTGGTGTTCCGTTGACCCGAGCATGATCCATGTAGAACCGAAGCCATAGCGCACCCTTGGGCTTCGGCGGCATGCCCTTCTCGACAGCCCAGCCATTCTGTTCGCTGAACTCGTCCTTGTAGCCGGGGCTGCGTACGTGCATCACGCGGTCGAGATACGGGCGACCGTGCAGGGACAAACGCGCCCGCTGAATGGGCATAATCCACTCGTCGTGCGTGTGGCCTGTCCAGATGATGTCGGCATCGGGCAGGTACACAGCCATGCGTGCGGTCTGGATCGTGCCTCGAGTAACCGGACCGCCGCCACCGTACCCGTGGTGCATGTACATGACAATGCTGTTGCCCACCACCTGGCGCCTGTCCTTTTGCCGCACGAGGAACCGAACCCAGTTCGCGTAACTGCCGGCGTGTGCTGGGCATTGCGGATTGCGAGCCTTGGCCGCCTCAACAAGACGCTCGTTCATGTCCGTTTCGTGACGACGCTTAACGGCAGTTTCGTGATTGCCTGGCGCAAAGATCATCGCCATGTCGGCGTGCGGAGCGATGTAATCGGCTGTCGTTCGGATCACGGTGTCCAGGTACTTGCCGTGCTGATGCTCTGGCCGGCAGGCGCTTGTGTCGCTACGCGGATCCCACTTCCCCTGCATCAAGCATAGGAAGTCACCATTAGACATCCAGTATGCACCACGCTCGCGGCACTGCCGCATGTGCTTCTCGAACATGCTGCGGTCGGCGTGGGCGTTGTCGATGTGGGCATCGGAGACCAACAGGAAGTACTGCTCCCATCCCGCACTCAACGAATCACCGTTCATCTCCACAGTGAACGAACCTGGCTGATGCTGGATGATGGTCGCGCTCATGCCAGTTTGATCGCGTTGAGTTGTGTGGCATTGTTTCCGCTGCCATTGGTAGCGGTAGCTGCCTTGAGCAGTTCGGCAGTCGATCCAACGCTGGTCGCTGCTTGGATATAGATCGTGGTCGTTGAGGCCAACACAACCGTAGCTGCGACAAATAGGTTTGCGCTGTTCGGGTTGACGCTCGGGTGATATTCAGACGTGCTGGCGTAATGCGTGGTCTTGTTCGTGATGCGCAGGAATCTGGTTGCTGCGGTGGTATTGGCCTTGTTGTATGTGGCGTGAGCCAACACCAACCACGTACCGGCATCAAGCGAAATGCTTGGCCCGTCGTACCATTGATTGCTGACGCTCAACGCAACGTCTGACGCTAGTGCTGCCGTGGAATTCGTAATCGCCCCAGCAGCCGGCGTCGTTGCAGACCACGCCGAACCATTCCACGCAATGACCTGACCGCTTGTAGCTCCTGATTGTGTCAGCTCGGTGATGCCGTGCGTGTGCGCATCGGGACGCCTGGAATCACTAAGTCGCGCATCGTCGCCGGCACACACTGTGGTGTTTGTCGTTCCGACAGGGAGGAGAGCGACACCCAGTTTCCCAGTGATGTCCGATGCGTCATGCGTATGTCGGCGAGCGGCCTTGTTGGCTAGTTCGCGTGCGATGCGTGGGACTGTGCGCAGGTCACGGTCGGGCACGACATCAGATTACGGACCCGAATAATGCAAACGGCTACAACCAAAAAAATTGGCAAATGCTCATGTTGACCCACTTGACGCACGATATACAGGGCTGTATAGTCCACTCAGCCACATGACGTGGCAGAAAGAGGATGACATGCACCACTCAACCTTCAAGTTTCTTGATGTCACCAGCGCCGAGCGTGACGCTGGTATCCGGTCTGTCCTGACTTGCAAGCCAGACGGCAAGCCTAATTGGATTGCCGAGATTTCGCCTGCCGTGTGGGCCGTGGGATTCACGCGGCGCGAGGCAGTCAAGGCTGCCGTCGCCAAGTACCGCGCAGCCGTTGCCGATGAAACGCGGGCTGACGAGCCTGAGCCCGACTACGGCGGGGCAATGGACTCAACCGGACACATCCACTCTGACGCCGAAGGGGGGCTGTGATGCACGGCCTACCCCTGTTCGACATCGTTGAGGCAGCCCGCCGTCGTGACGTCGGCATGGCGTTGGCTGCTGACGCCCGTGAGCTCCTGCTGACGCAGGCTCGCCTGTTCGCCCACGAGTACGCAGCACAGCACGGCACCGTGACCGCCGACGACGTGGCGGCACTTATGGCCGCAGCCGGCATGAACTACGCTGACCTAGGCAATGCCGCAGGCAGCGTGTTCCGTGAGGGATTCGTCTGGACTGGCGACGTTCGCCAGTCTGCCCGAGTCAGCACTCACCGCCGCCTCGTGCGGGTTTGGAGGATCGCATGACCACCGAGCACACCATCGACCTCGATCTGGATTGGCTGGATGACGACAACTCCAATGCCATTGAGTTCGCGCAGGAAAACCACGTCGTCGGTATCATCACCGCGCACTGGTCGGAAGAGTCGTACGAGGACTTCGACCAGCACGGAAACTCGTACCCGTCCACGGCGTGGAAGCTGTGGACCTGGACGCTCGATGGCGTCCTCGTCAACGGACACCAGATGCACATGCCTGACCTGCCCGCAGGCATCACGGCTGCGTTCGACGCGCACGGGTGCGAGAAGGAACTGATGCGCGAGCAGCCGAGGAGCCGGGAATGATAACCGCCATCCTTGCTGCCGCGCTGGTCGTGCCGCCGCCTGCCGGCACAGACGTGAACCGCATCCTGACCGCCATCGCAGCCGTCGAAACCGGCGGCGAGCGTCAGCCGGACCGTGCCGTCGGCGACAACGGGAAGGCGCTCGGTCGTTTCCAGATCTGGGAGGTGTACTGGAAGGACGCCTGCGAGTACGACAAGTCGCTTCGTTCGCGCCCGTACACCGATGTCACCGACCCCGAATACGCCAAACGCGTTGTCATCGCCTACCTATCGCGCTACGCGCAGGACTGGTCGATTGACACGGTGTCAAGGATCCACAACGGAGGGCCACGGGGCGCAACAGGGAAGCGCCGGAGAGCCACGGACGGCTACGCGGCCAAGGCCGCACGGGAGTACGCACGATGCGGTACTTGAGCGTGTGCAGCGGCATCGAGGCCGCGAGCGTGGCCTGGCATCACCTCGGATGGGAGCCTGTTGGGTTCTCGGAGATCGAACCCTTCCCGGCGGCGGTGCTAGCGCATCGCTTCCCCAACATTCCCAACTTCGGAGACATGACGCAGCATGAGCAATGGCCACTTCGACCCGGATCAATCGACCTTCTCGTGGGCGGAACGCCATGCCAGTCATATTCAGTCGCGGGGTTGCGGCAAGGACTCGCAGATCCGCGAGGGAGCCTCATGCTCACCTACCTGGCAATCGCTGATCGACTGCGCCCGAAATGGCTCGTGTGGGAAAATGTCCCCGGTGTTCTGTCCTCGAACAAAGGAAGGGATTTTGGAACCTTCCTCGGGGCGTTGGGCGAACTCGGGTATGGGTTCGCATACCGAGTGCTGGACGCTCAATACGTGCGAGTGGGGCGATGGCCCAGAGCCGTCCCGCAGCGCCGGCGACGTGTCTTCGTTGTCGGATGTCTTGGAGACGGGGCCGCTGCCGCCGAGATACTCGCTCTCCGCGAAGGCGTGCAGCGGAATCTTGAGGCGCGCCGAGCGAAGGGGAAAGGAGTTGCCGCCGATGCTGAAGAAGGCTCTAGAAGCGGTTGCATCACAAGTCACCGAGTAGAACCAACGCTGGAAACAACTGCCCACGACTACAGCAGAGCGGACGGATTCACCATGATCGCGCAGCCGACCGCCGGTACGCTCGGCACTCGTGGCCTTCGGTCGCACACCGAGTTAGATGGGCACGGAGCGTATATCCCAGTAGCTCCAGTCCCATACGACCTGTTCCAGATTACGGCTCCCGTCAATCGTCAGAACCGCGTACCTGGCGACCCGTGCCACACGCTCGCCAAGGACAACGCGGCCCATGCGGCGGTGGCGCAGTCGATGACTGTCCGTCGCCTCACGCCTCGCGAGTGCGAGAGACTTCAAGGTTTCCCGGATGACTGGACGATGATCCCGTACCGAGGAAAGTCGCCAGAGAACTGCCCAGACGGGCCGAGGTATAAGGCGTTGGGGAACTCGATGGCCTGCAATTGCATGAGTTGGATCGGCGAGCGTATCGCCGCGTATGAGGCACAAAATGGGAGCACTTGAAAAACAACTGAAGGAACGACTGCGGAAGGCAGCCTCTGACTTCCCTCGCAATCGGATTGACCCGTGGATGGACGAGTTGCTTACCGCTGCGGTGACTCGTATCGAAGACCTTGAGCAGCACAATCAAATCCTGCAACGCAGGATCATGGAGATGCGCGATGAGCTACGAACCAAAGCCTGACACCGGAGCGATGTTCCAGAACCGCAAGCAGCACGACCGCCAGCCCGATTGGCGCGGCAACTGCATGGTCAATGGGGTTGTGATGGAGATCGCCGCCTGGACGAAGACCACCAGCAAAGGCACCGAGATGCTGTCGCTGAAGTTCAGCGTTCCACGTGAGCGCGAGGATGCACCAGCAGCGCCGGCCAAGCAGGCTAATCACCGTCCGCTCCCCGATACCGACATCCCGTTCTGAGGAATCACATGGCAAACGAAACCAAAGAACCAATCGCGGCACTGGCCGAGTTGTTGGGCGTTGGCGAATACACCGAGGTCAACAGCATTGCGACAGAGGCCATCGGCGAGATTGAGGATTTGCGAGCCAGCATGGATATGCCTGGCGAAAAACGCATGCTGCGACTGCTACGACGTGTCAACGACCGAGACGAACAACAGTGCGCCGAATATGCGGACTGGCTCACCAAGCGCGACATGGGAGAACGTGACGGATTCGCAAGGAACAAGGTGCTGAACCGCACTATGGCAATCGTTGAGGGAGTGCTGTGCAACTACGACAAGGTTGTCGATGGACACGGGAACACTCACGACATGTTTGACGAGCGGTCGAACATCTGCGACAAGATCCGCAAGGAATTCAATCGCGTGTTCTGGAGGAAGGATGACAGCCGTGAGTGATGACATTACGATACGACTCCGCCGCGACTGCATGAGTCTGATCGCGGACGAAGCAGCCGACACTATCGACCGTCTCCGCGCCGAGCGCGACGAGGCTAGGCGGATGTGGTGCGAAAATGGCACTTACACCCACCCAAGGCAACTTGCAAAAGAAATGCGTTGGGACTGCTACAAGGAGGACGCCAAGTGAACGACAATGACATCGTTGAGCGGATGCGGTTCTGGAGCCAGACGCGGAACAACAACCCAACCGCATGGAACATTGACTGCGCATACGCTGCCGACACAATCGACCGCCTCCGAGTAGAGCGCGACGAGGCGAGGCTGGAACTAAAGGTGATGACGGAAGAGCATCGCCTAGCGTGTGAAGACAGAGACTTGATGCAGCGAGAGCGCGACGAGGCGAGGCGCATGGTGTGCGGTTTGGATGCCGACATCATGGAGGATCAGGTCGAGTACGCGAGACATCGCGGCTGGGATTGCTTTGGACCGAACACGTGCAAGGAGGCACAACATGACCTTGAAGCAGACACGCATCCCGGCTGACTTCGGCACCGTGGTCCTGACGCTAAAGGGTGGGGAAAGCGCCATCCTGACGCTCGAGGACAAGGTTGTCGCCGTGTTCAGACCGAGCAGCAAGAAGGCGACCAAGGTTCGCGTTAGCGCACCAATGCAAATCGCTATCTGGCGCACCACTATCATTGAGGACGATGATGCACGAAGACCTGATGCGCCGGATTGATTCGTACCTCGCCGGAAACGCGCCGGACCTGGACGGTGTCACGTTGGTGCGAGAGTGCCGTACTGCCTTGGCTTTGCGGACGCTACAGGCAAGCCTGCTCGAGCAACGCATTGAGGATCTGCGTGCAGCGCATATGCGGGCGCGGATCGCGTTACAGGATCTGATGACAAAGCATCAGGACACACTGCGATACATGCACAGGGACACGTGATGCCAGAGACTGACGAGGACATCATCGACCGCATTGATGTCCAGCCGTTCGTCAGCCCGATCTTGGCCGAGGCACGCGATGAAATCATTTACCTGCGCAACGAGATGGCGCTTCTCATGCGCGGGTGCAACGAGCTCAAGCAGAAACTCCTGACCTATGAACGAACGCCTGATCGAGTTCACCGTTCCGGGCATGGCAGCACCGCAGGGAAGCAAGCGCCTGGTGCGCCTGCGGAACGGGCGGACGGTGATGTTCGACCAGTGCAAGCGCCTGAAGTCGTGGAGGGCCGCCGTCGCCTATGAGGCTGGGCGTGCCTGGGTCGGGCCGCCGGCTGCAGTCGCCTGCACCATCAGTGCCGAGTTTGTGTTTGAGCGCCCCAAGAGCCACTGGCGCAAGGCTGGCACGTTGACCAACAAGGCGCCGCTGCACCCGGGCAAGCCTGACATCGACAAGCTTTGCCGCGCCCTGCTCGACGGGCTGACCGGGGTGGTGATGGTCGATGACTCGCAAGTCATTTGGCTGAACGCACATAAGCGTTACGGGTCGCAGTCAGAAACCTTTGTCACGATTTCTTACGCAGCCCGTTGACAGCGTATAAGGGGCTGTATACAGTTCCCGCGTCGAACGTGGTGTTCGACACACATTGAGGATGCACATGCGTACGAGTCAAACCATCGGGGCGCTCGCCAGTTCGCTGGCGCTCGCCAACACCCAGATCAAGAACCCAAACCTTGACAGCGTCAACCCGCACTTCAAGAACCGTTATGCCAGCCTGGGCGCGATCCTGAACGCCATCCGCGTTCCGTTCGCTGCGCAGGGGCTGACGCTCGTCCAGTCAATCAACACCGACAACGGCATGGTGTCGGTTGAGACGACCGTCATGCACACCAGCGGAGAGTTCATCGCCGAGACGGTCAGCATGCCGTTCCCTGAGCGTGCGACCGTACAGACCCTCGGGTCGATCTGCACCTACCTGCGCCGGTACAGCGCCGCCGCAATCGCCGGCATCGTCGGCGAGGAGGACGAGGACGGTGAGCAAGACCGTCAGGACCGCACTAGCAGCCCCGCCAAGCCCGTCCCTGCCCTTGCCAAGGCTGCGCCAGCCCCGAGGCCCATCGAGACCGTCGAGGCCGTCAAGGAGCCCGCTAGGCCGTCATCGCCCGCAGACAAGTACCCGGACAACTGGGAGGGCAAGGCCGTCGTCCTGCGCGTGGCCGAGCGCAAGGGCAAGCCCGTGGCCATCCAGATCGACGGCGAGCACGGCACCGCGTGGATCACGACCGACGTACCCGAGTTCGTGACGCTCGCCAAGGACGCCGGAGAGGGCACGCTCGAGCTCTCCCGTGTCAACGGCACCCTCACCATCATGCGCTGGCGGCAGCCCAACGTGACCGTACCCGCTCCCACCACCGAACTCCCGTTCTGAAAGGGGATCACATATGAGCCTTTACGCCATCTCGACTGACCTCGCCACCATCGTGGACCGCCTGCTCGACACCCCGGAATCGCCGGAGGTGCAGGCCAAACTCACCGCCGTCCTTGAGGGGCTCGACGCCGCCCTGACCGAGAAGGCCGAGGACTACGTCCTCGTCATCAGGGAGCTTGAGGCCCGCGCCGAGGCCCGTACCGCCGAAGCCCGCCGCATGCGGGAACTGGCCGGCTGCGACTCGGCGCTGGCCGAACGCCTCAAGGAACGCCTCAAGGGCGCAATGGAGGGCACCGGACGACTCAAGATCGACACCGAGCGGTTCAAGATCTCGGTGCAGCGCAACGGCGGCAAGCAGCCCGTAGCCATCGACCCGACCGCAATGGACCTGTGGGACGGCAAGTTCGTGCGCGTGAAGCGCGAGCCTGACGCCGACGTCATCCGCCAAGCGCTCGAGGCCGGCGAGGAGGTCGTCGGATGCTCTCTGATGGAGCGCGGAACCAGCCTGCGGGTACGCTGACCCAACGTCTCAGTCTTCATCCTCGCCCCCGGTGGAACGCATGATGCGGGAAGCCGGGGGCTTTCCATTACGGCAACAGGCCCGACACGCATGGAGTTACGCGCCGGGCCTGCCCACCAAATGGCGGGATTTGTCGGTGTCAGATCTTGCTGCCGTACTTGCCGCGCAGCACCCAACCGGCGCCCACGCCGAGGGCGAGGGCGAGGCAGGCGAACCAGATGTTGCCGAGGAAGTCGGAGAACGCAGAAGCGAGGATCATCGTTTGCCTTTCTTGAGTCGGCGATAGGCGGCATCGAATACCGGGTCACGCGCCCGCATCGCCGCCACGAACTCCCGCTCGGACTCCGGGCGGGACGGGTCTAGCATATCAGCAGCCAGTTCAGCCGTGGCTACCTGGCGTCTCGGCAACCACCCAACGGCGATTCTCATGGCCGTAAACGCCCCGGACTGCCACAGGACAAACGCCACCGCCACGCCGGCCAACGCGATCCCCCACCACTTCAGGGTAGACAGCCAAGCCGGAACCTTGTCCTGAACGCCCGGCAGCTCGCCGTGGATGTCGGCTGCCAGCCCGTCAATGACATCGGCATGGTGCACAACGACAGCGTCGTCGGCCTGCTGGCCGTGGTGACGCAGAGTCTGGGCCTCAGCCCGGATCTCATTGGAACGGTCTGCAATGCGCTGCACGGGGCTGCAAGCAGCCATGAGCGCAATGATGCAGATCAGCCTCAGCATCCCTCGCCGATGAATCGAACCGCCAGCGCCGTGCTGTTGACCGTGATGGTCCCAGTCGTAGCGGCTCCTGACACGGTGATGGTCGGCGCAGTTCCGCTGTGAGCGCCGAACGCCGTGATGTGCGTGCAACCGAGCAGAGGCACAACGCCGCTATTGCTGACAACGTGTGATGGAACTGTGCTCGTGGTGCCTGGGTAAGTCGTCAGGCCAAGCAGGGTTTCAAACCCATGTCCGGTCGTGCGACCGAACAACAGGCTTGCAACGAACTGACGATCATTACCGCTCGCCGTCGGAACGCTGTACGCTGCTGGGGCAGCCGCTGCATTGTTCGCGTCACCGTACATGACGTAGTTCGCCGTGCCAGCACCAGTGCTAGCAACAAGCCGCCATGCGCCGAGTCCGTGCCAGAAACCGTATGAGCTTGGCTGGAGAGCAGACGCAAGGTTCGCGTCGCTGGCACCATATCGATACGGTGCAGACACGTCAGGGATGCGTCCAATAAACATATATCGGAGCGGGTTTGCGCTGCTGGCGGCCACGTTGACATTGAGTTCCGTCAGTGCCGTAGTGCTACCGCTGACCGTAGCGTTGACGATCAGGAATGGCGTGAACCCAATCGCTCCTTCTGGCACCTTCAGGATATTGCTATACGCAGCATCAGCTTCGGTGCCGTCGATGATCTCGTTGATCGAGTTCGGCGACTCAAGCGTCTTGGTGATGTCAGTCTGGATGATGTACAGCGGGCTGCCATACCCAGTCTGGAGCGTGTTATTGAAGGTGGTAGCCGGGAAGCTTGACATGTGTGTTCCTCAGTTCACTAGTTTAGCGAGCCAACTGCCCGCTAGGCTGACGATTGCGCCAATCGCCGCCGACACCCCCATGATGTATCCACGAGCGTGTTCTAGGTTACGCAGCCGTGCGTCGTGTTCCTTGAGCTCGTCCTGCGCCATCTGCTGCATGGCGAGCAGCGAATCGACCTTCCCCTCCAGGCGGCCAATGGCGAGGAACAGTTCGTCGTGGTGGGAGGAGGTCATCAGTACGTCGCCTGCTTGATGAGCAGGATGTTGTAGTTTCGGCTCGTCAGGTCAATGGCGCTTGCGGTGTTGTTCGACGCGATCACCGTGACTGTGTTTGCCGCCGTGACGTATGCGTCAAACACGAGAGAATCCTGCGGTGAGCCGGTGCTGCCGAGCGCGTTGACGATGACCATGTCCCCGATGCCGGACCCGGTCACGGTCCTGGTGAACGTGATCGTGTCGTTGGCAGGGACGTTCGCCATGTCGAACGTCTGTTCGGTGCGGATGATCTGCGTCTGCAATGCCTGGGCGCCGCCAATACCGGAATACGCCGTCCCGGCGTTGAGAGGAAGGTTCTCCACCCAGCGGTTCTGCGTCGGCGTCCCTTCCTGGAAGAATGCCGTCGCGCCGACCCCGCCTCCGGTCGCGTACTGCACGACGTTGTCGTACAGGAACGACTGGCTTGACGAGTTCACGCGAAGGCCGTACCTCGTACCGCTCGTCGTGTCATCGGTCACGTGATTGCTCTCGACCAAACACTTGGCGCACCTGTCGATGAAAACCGCGCCGCTTGACGATAAATACGGATTCGTCGCATCATCACTGGACAGCATATTGTTTGAGATGCGGGACTGGTTCGACTGGAGCACATATAGGTTTCCGTCAACCAACCTATTCCCGACAATGTCGATTGGTCCGCGAGTCTCCGTGGTCAACGAAACAACATAAATACCATCGCCATCAACGGTTCGGCTAGCAATTCCGGTTCCGTACGTCGTGGTGCACCAGTTGTTGCTGACCACTCCGTTCTTGGTATTCAGGTTTGACGGAGTGGTGTGGTTTGACAGCCGTATTACGTGGTTTCCGACATTAGACAGCCGGTTACCATCAATAACGAATCCATCGACTCCTTGTATGAAGATCGTTGCGTACTGATCTCCGCCCACCGTTCCCGCAACCGACATCACGTTGCTGCACACAGACATGTTCTCGCAGCCGTAAGAGTATTTGAGCCCGATGCCGCCGATTACGCCGACGATGTTACCGCTCGATGATCCGTTGCGAGAGAACGTGGCATAGATCGCAACGACGCTCTGCGGATTCGTCGTGTTGCTGATCCCGGAGAACACGTTGTTCGAGCACGTGAATCCATCGACGTACAGGTGATATGCGGCCCCGCCGTTCTGCGAGTTCCGCACCTGGCACGACGTGATCGTGGACCCGGTGCCATACGAAAAGCCGAGCTCTGGCTCGTGGCCTCCCGCGGCTCCGGTTCCCTTGTCCCGAACCACCAAGTTGTCCAGCGTTGAGTTGGCGAAAAACCGGATGTTGCACGAATTGCCGACGCAGTTCTCGAACACGACGTCGCTGACTCGGTGGTCCTTTGTGTATCCGGCCCCGGTGAACGTGTCGCCAGAAGCGAACACCCCGGTGATCCTGATGCACTCGCTCAGGCCATTCCTGAAGATGCCGCCGCGAATCCTCACCGCATTCCCGGTGAAGTCGAACATCGCGTTGGTGCTTTGGCTGTACACGACAACGGTCGGGAGCGTAACGGTGTTCAGCAGGATCGCCGGCCCGAAATCGACCTCGATGTTCGATTGCGAGCACTGAATTCGCGTGTTGACGAGGTACGACCCTGCCGGGAACGTGATCTTTCCTGCGCCCGAGTTGAGGGCGGTTTCGATTGCGGCGGCATCGTTCGTGACGCCATCCCCAACCGCGCCAAAATCTTTGACGCTCACGACATCGCGGAGCTTGTCGAGCGCAGTGCGCTGGGTCGCGCCGGAGCCGGCGGCGAGGAACGTCACCTGTTCAGAGGTTGGTTTGGTCATGGGCATGGGGTGAGTCCGTATGAACGATCAATCAAATGTTCCGTCGTAGTTTCCAGCAATTCCAGCGGCAATGCTGGCACCAGCCGTGTACCCAACGTAGGTGTTGTATTTGTATTGGTCGTTGCCGACAAAGTCGCCAGCGCTGAAACTTGTACCGGTGGTGACTACGAATGCATTTGCGATTACGGATGTAGCAGTCATCCGGTTGAAGCAGACGTGCGATCTTCCGATTCCGCCGCTAGTGAATGAGTAGATGATGGAGATGTTTCCATCTATGATTCTGTTTGATGCGACCGTGCAATCTTGAGGACGAACGAGGTTTACCGTTACGTTCCTGAACTCGTTCTCGGAAATCTCGCAGTTGTCCATTGTGAGCGCGATTGCGGAGAACAGGTTTTCGGCAGATGCCGCCGTAACCTCGTTGTCGATGAATCGAAACTTGTTTGCGGCCAGCTGGAAGTTGATCGGCTTCCACGACGAGAACCTGTTGCTCGCGATGGTGGTGGTCGCCATGTCCTTGAACAAGTTCGTCTGCCCGGTCACGTGGAAGTCGTTGTCGTAGAAAACGAAGTCGTTGTCGGCTTCCGGCCAGGTGTTGTTGCGGTTGATCAGTATAAACGTCGCATTGCTCGTTCCGTAGAACTGGTTGCCAACGAACTCAACTTGACCCTGGTTCGGCACTGTTCCTCCAAGCGTGTTGGACAACAGCATGGTCTGCAATGACGATCCTCCAGCGAAAGTAAAGGTGTTGTTGCGAAACATCACCCTGTAACCGCGAACTAATGTGCCGAACTCCTTGGCTGATATGGAACATCCCTGCACGACATAGTTGTCCGTTGCGGCAACTACAAGCGCGGAGTTCACGACTGCGTCGTATCCGGTTACTGTGCATCCAGTGATTATCGTGGGCCGGATCGTGGACGATGCGACATTCGGGCCGCGCCTGACAAGCCACGTATCGGTAGCCGAAGCTGCGATGAACGAGTCGCCAGTGATCACCACACCTTCCGTCTCGCCGTTGCCGTCGAGGTACAGCGGGCCAAGCCACACGTTGCCCGATGACACCGTGTCGTGCATGATGCCTGGATTGGCGCACACGATGGCGAGCTGCCCACCAAGCCTGTTGCCCACAATGGCGTGCCTGTAGTTGATCTCGCCAGTCTGGTTAGGCTCAATGTCCAGCGCTGCGCCGGGGTTGACGGCAGTGCCGCCAGTTGTGTTGGTTCCCGAGTTTCCGACAAATGCGTTGTACTTTCCAGTAATTGCCGCAATATTCGTGCGCTGGTTGCCGGTGAAGTGATTTCCTTCGACCAAGCAGTAGTCGGACCCGCCGTGAAGCGTGTATCCGAGGAACACGCCATCAAGTCGTGCGTTCAGCAAGCGGCAGTTCCTGACCGTGACGTTCTTGCATTGGTTGATGCTTACGCAAGCGCCCATTGCCGAGCGGTTTTGCCCAAGATCACCAATTTGGTTTTGCGCCTTGTTGCCGTCGATGGTCAAGCCGTCGATGATGACGTTCTCGTAGATGTACGTGCTGTTGTTCGGGTCTTTCGCACGGACGCCGTTGTCGAACCAGGTTCCGCCGTTATGGTTCAGCGTCGAGCAGATGACGTTTCCTGGATAGAAACCGAAGCTGTCTGGCTGCGAACCGTTGTGGCTTGCCAGCATGGCATTGGGCAGCAGCTTCAGCACCGCCGCATGCGACTGCCCATAAAGCCGCAGATTGCTTCGCATCAGGATGTTTGCACACATGTATGTGCCATTGGGGACAATCACCTGTGTCGATGCATTGATAGCCGCCTGAATCGCCGCCGTGTCATCGGCCACACCGTCACCAACCGCCCCGAAATCCTTGACGCTGACCGCCTCGCCAAACTTGCTCGCAGCACTGCGGGCGACCGCGCCGACACCGCTCGGCGTGTAGGTGACGAGGTCCGCGCTGATCGCGCCGATGTTGCTCGTGAGAAAGTTCACGAACTCGATGTTGTCGGTCCCGGCCACGGGAGCCTGCGAGAACGTCAGCGTCGTGCCGGCAATCGTGTAGGTGCTGCGCTGCTGATACACGCCACCGATGTAGACCTGGGCGCTGTTGCCGAGCGCACCCGGGTCGCTCGCCAGCGTGAACGCCGTCTGCGAGCCCGTGCCGCTGAACATCTGCCGCGTGATCGTGGCCGGCGCACCACTCGAGCCCGCCGTCACGACCGACGGCAGACCGTTGGCGTCGAACGACAGGAACGAGTTGGCGCGTTCGGTCTTCGTCGGCAGCTCCATGTTGAGCGTGCCGTCCGAGATCGGGATCTTCAGCGTCCGGTCGCCAATGTCGGCGATCTGCTGGATCTGGATCGTGGCTCGGTCCAACGAGTCGGTGATGACCTCGGGGTAGAACCCGCCCTGATTCGTCAGGTCGGTGGGCTGGAGGTTGGCGATGTCCGACGTGATCGTCAGCGTGAACCCGGTCGGCAGGGCGCCGGCGGTCAGGGTGACCGTGCCGCCTGGGTTGCTGTTCTGGTCGCCGTTGAGCGTCACCGTGTAATCGGTCGTGAGCACCAGCGTGCTCTCGGTACCCGTGCTGACGGTCAGCTTGATGACGTCCAAGTCCGTGGCAGCAAACACTTTGAACGTGAACGGGAACGCGCTGGCGGTCCCATTACCAGTAAACGGCCCGGCGATTCGCGTCGTGCTGCTAATCGTCATCGCTTGCTCTCCGGCGTGGCGGTGCCAGTAATCATCCCCCGAATCATATCGTAGCCCGATTCGGGTTCGATCTCGCCACGTTCAACGTCGATCAGATATCCGGCAGGGCGACCGAGCGCCGACACCGGGACGCCGGTCAGCAGCGTGATGAGCGTCAGGACGTCACGCACGTTGCGGCCAGTCACGTCCTTGTCCTCGTCGGTCACGGCGATGATGGCCTTGCTGGCGCCGATAGTGGCCGACTCGAGCGCAGCGATGGACGGGCTGGTCGTAATGCGGTCGTCGTACGGCTTGTCGTTGAACGCCGTAGTAATCGCCGTATAAGCCGTGCTGCCGAACGGCAGCAGCGCCGCCCCCATGCGGACTTGGCTGCCTAAGAACCAGTCCATGAACACGTCCATGTAGCCGTCCTCGTCCTCGTCATCCCAGCCGCCTCCGAGGCTGCGGACGATGGCGTCGGACACGATTGCCGGCAGCAGCATGCCCATGACGTAGATGTAGAGCAGGCGCCCCTTGCCGCTACGCCAGCCCATGTCGCGCACCGTCTTCTGGTACTCGCCGAGGTTCAGGTTGGCGAGCATGTTGAAGTACCCGGTGAACTGCACAAACGTGCGGTAGAACGGGGTGCCGACCTCGAACATGGACAGGTCTTCCGGGCTCAGGCTGCCCTGCGTCAGGCGCACTGCGGCATCGCCACGGGCCACGGCCTCGGCCTGCGTTTCACCCTCGGCGAGCGCCTGGTTGTAGGCACCCTGCCAGGTCGTGACGTCCACCATGTTCTGGAACGCCTGCTGGAGGAAGTAGCCGTGCTTGCTCGACCACTGCTGCAATTTCTCATACTTGCTCGGGTTGAGCAGCAGTTCGTTCATCGTGCCCTGAAGCTCAAACATCTGGTTGCGCATCCGGTCGGCCATGAACGGCGACAACCGGGCAACCGCCTCGGCGGTCTGCTTGGGCGATCCGAGATACGTCATCAGGGCCGATTGCAGATAGCGCCGCTTGACCTTGAGCAGCGACGGAAACCAGCCCGTGACCTGTTGCAGCGCGTTGCGCAAGTTGGCGAACATCGTCGCCACGCCAGCTCGTGACCGCACGCCGCCCCAGAACTTGTCGGCCAACTTCCACCTACCGGGCTCCGTTGCCTGCTGGCGGGCAGCGCGGTTGAGCCACGGCAGCAGCATGTTCTCCATGACCGCCGGGTCGAACCGCTCAAGCAGTGCCTTCAGGTCGCGGTCGCGCAGGATCTTGAGCGCATCCTTCACCGACGGCTGAATCATGGAGAACCGCAGCACCGCGTCGGTGTGCGTGGCGATCAGGCGCAGGTCAAGCGACAGCGCTTCGTTGTAATCAACGCGGCTCTTCGTGAAGCCGGCACCAGTGGACGGCAGCGAATTTCGCCAGTCACCATCCAAAGCATCTAGGTCTTCATTGACGCGGGCATCCTGCACCATGAACTTGTCGGTGGCCGCCGGCACGTAGCCGCCCCGATACGTCCCGAACGGCGTCACGACCTCGGTGGCCTCCACCTCCTTGAAGTAGTAGCCGTACATGTCGAAGTGAGCACGCTGGGCGAGCGGCTTGATTTCCTCGAGCAGATCCCAGATCGACTGCACGAAGTCATAGTCAGCCTTGGTCAACTTGCCCTCGGCGATCATCCGGGCAATGAACGACCGCCAACGGCTGTCGTCCAGATTTCCATCGGCGTCAAGTTCGCCCCATCCACGACCGAGCAGCAACTTGCGGTAGTTGCCCTCGTTACCAGTGTGCATCAGGGCTCCAAGCAGTTCTGCCCTGCCGATGCCCCCGTTGCCGTTGCCGAACGTGTAGTCAAGTTCAGGTGCCGCGATCTTGCCGACCGGAAGATCGATGCCGTCCAACAGCTTGACGAACCGCTCCACGTACTTGTTTCGCTCAATCCGGTACGCATCGACCGCCTGCTTGACCGGGCGGAACAGGTACTTGGTGAACGCTCCCGGACCGGCCATGCCATCAAGTGCGTCAGCCCAAGCCTCGACGCGGCTCATCATGGCACGCAGGCCAAGCAGATGACGATTAGCCTGATCGACGGCACCAGGGGCTTGGCGCTGGCCGACGCGCTCGCCGACGCCGATGGCCTGCAACCGATCCGCCATCTCCTTCAGGACGACGTCGAGCGCCACACGCTCGCCCTCTACCGTGATTTGGCGGTCACGACGAGCCTGGGCCCACAGCGCCTGCACCGTGTCGCGCAAGACCCGGAACTCGGTCACCGTCAGGTCGCGGTAGTCAGTCGTGCCTGACAGAGACTTCAGCACGATGGGCGCGATCCCGTCGTACAGGTCGGGCGCGTAGGTGCGCAACTGCTCGAGGTACTGGGCGGGCGACTCGCCACGCTTGCCGTACCCGTAGTACGACAGGATGGCCCGTGCCGCCATGATCGGCGCCATGTCGCGGGTCTTCGCCAACTTCTCGTCCGACCGGAAGAACTTGCGGAAGTCCCTGCCGGCGACGGCGATCTCCTCCTTAGCCAGCATGGCCTCGCGGGCCAACTGGTTCTGGACGAGCTGCTGACGCTTGGCGCGACGGGCAACCTCTGCCGGCTCTCGTCCGCCGTACTTGGCATCGAACTCGGCACGCCGCTCCTGAGCCTTGGCAACCGCCGCTACGCCGGCCTCGGTCGCCGCAACGGTCGCCTCGTCGGGCGTCTGGCCGGCGGCGATGGCCTCGTTGTAGGCCCGCGTTGCAGCCGTTTGGCCTGCCGTAGACGGGTCTTGAGGCTCCCGGTAGGCCGTGGTAGCCGTCCGCGCAGCCTCGGCTTCAGCGGCTTCGTAGCGCCTCGGATTTAGTGTCCTGATAACGACATCTCCAATGATGTCTTGAGCGACCTGACGAGCCGCCTGCAACATGTCGTTGGCCGGGCGCCGCTGCTTCTCGAGCCACCGCTGCTCGACCGCGATGAACCGCGCACGGGCCTCGTTGTGGATCGCCATGTCCACCGCAGCCTGACGGGCCTCGGTGGTCGCCAGGTCGGAGTTCTCGTCCAGCATCCGCTGGTCGGTGCGTGCGTCGATCTCTTCCTTGATCGGCTTGGCGCCGAGGATGGCGTTGATGAGCTCCACCCCGCTCCCGTAGCCGAACATCCCAGCCGCCATATCGGGGTCAATACCGCCTTCCTGCACCATCCCGTACTTGCCGTACTTGAGGGTAGCCGGGTCGAACCCCGCCGGCATGATCGCACGCACCTTGGCGAGATCAAGCTTGAACGCGCCGGTGGCCGCCGTCACCTCGCCCGTATCCGTGCGGATCGTCCCCTTCTTCAGGAACTCCATCGCCCGGTACACAGGCTCCAACTGCACCTGCGCCGAAACCTCCTCGCGGATCTCCTTGCGGGCACGGTCGTGCTTGGATTGGATCTCGCGCAGGTACTTGCTCTGCGCGTTGCCGTACCACTGCAACTCCTTGAGGGTGGCCTTGGTGAGTTCCGCCGTCGCCGCGTCGGTCGCGTCCTGCTCGAGCGCCTGATACGCCGCCCACTCAGCATCGTTCATCCCGCTCTGTTCCTGCGTCTGGAACATCGCCTTCATCCCGCGCACGGCCTGGGCGCGGGCGATCTGCTCGTCGGTCGCCAGCATGCGGTCCATGACGAGCCGGATCTCGCTGCTCATCATCGGCAGGTCACGACCGAACTGCGCCTTGTACGTCGCGTTCAACTCGTCGCGGATTGACTTGTACACGCGCTTCAACCATGCGGCGAACTGGTTGAACAGAGACTGCATCTCCACGCTCGGCGCCTTGCCCTCGTGCAGGTAGATCTCGAACGAGTACGCGAACTGCTCGTGGTACTGGCGCTGCTGGTCGATGGTCAGGCTCGACCACTTCGCCAGCCGTTCCGCCGGCGTGGCTCCCTCAATCCCAAACCACGACAAGAGGGCGTCCATGTCCGCCTTCGTCTGCTGCGGCCCCGTGGCGCTGCGGGCGATGTCGGCAAGGATGGTCAGGTAGAAGTGCGCTGTCTCGTGCGCAAATGTGCTGAAGTCACGCCCCTCGCGGAGTGTGGTCATCAACTTGGCTGGGTCAAACTCGCCACGCGGGGCGCGGGCCGCCTGGAACAGCGGCAGGCCGGACTCCAACTTGTTGACCATTTCTGGCGTGACGAGGAAACCGGGCTGATTTCCAATGACGGTCGCTCCGGCGGGGGCTTCGCCACGACCAAGTTCCTGCCGTTCCATGATGGCCGTCAAGCGTTCTGCTTCGGTCCAGTCACCTCTCCGTTCCGCAGCCATGATTTCGTCGTTGGTGACACGACGCTCGGTAGCCATCGCTACCTGCCCCAGCTTCCCGCCACCGTACTTCCTCAAGAGCTTGGTGACTGCTATCGGTACGAGTTCGTCGTAGAACTTTTGCATCCCCTTGCCGCCAACCTTCAGGCCGTCGCCAGTAATGGAACCGCCATCCTGCTCCATAATTTGATCGGCGATTTCTTCTGGCAACACCTCGTATAGGCGCTTGTTCAAATGCTGCTGACCACCTACTGAAGTAGATCCAGTAACCGTTCCAGACTTGTCAACTTGCAAAGCGAAGTCATTACCGTTGATTGGCGTAATGGTGACGCGCTTTACTGCACGACCCGTGGTGTCACCTACCCACTCAATCTTTTCGACCTGCTTGCTCAGGTCATATCGATCCGCGCTCTGCTTACCGTTGATAAACGCCACGCGGTCGTAGTTGCCCTGCGTAGCCTCAAGCATGATGTGCTTCAGCGCGAGGGCCAGCCAGCCGTCCGTGGTTTCAACGAACGGAGCACGTGGAATAACTGCCTCGTTGATCTTTTTGTTGTATGCCTCTTCAGCGCGCTCAACACGCTCATATGCGTCTGCTTGTGCTTCGGTGTTTGGAACCGATGCTGCAAGTTCCGCCTGAGCCGCAGCGAGTTCATCAATGATTGCCTGTCGGTCAACAACTTCCGGGACAAACCCGATTTTTCGTCCAGCCTGTCCCCAGTCGCTTTGGATCTCCTCAACAAACAACACGCGCTTCCCGTCCGCATCGACGCGGTCGTTTAGGCGGAAGTGAACGAGTACGTTCGGTTGGTCCCAATGGCTGCTCTTGAACCCTTGCTGTTCGCGCTCACGAATACGACGCTCCGCTCGCAATGCTTCTATTTGAACGTTGAGATTCTGGAACTTCTCAAGGTCGTTCAACCACCCACGGTTCTCAACATATGCCCTGAAATCACCACCAACGTCATCAATCCATGCATTGATTTCTGGTTGCCATTCAGCCTTGCTCGGATGATCCTTGAGCCACTGAAAAAGTGTGAATGGACTTGGCATCCCTTCAACGCCGCCAGAAATAATGCGAACAAGCTCCCCTACGTTGGATGCGTATGGCTCTTGCTGCTTCTGTAGTTCCAGTTGTCTGTCTTGTATGTCAGCCGCAGTTTCACTAGCGATCCGCTGGGCTTCCATAAGTGGGAATCCAGCGGCTACCAGTTCGTTGTATCGCGCTTGCTCTGCCGCCCTCGATGTAATTACGGCAGGCAGCGTAATCAGCACCTCGCGGTAGTTCGTGCCGCCTGGTAGCGTGAATTGGCCGAACTTTGTTTTGCCGCTTGGAGTATCGACGGCTTCTTGCGCAGCGCGAACATCCGCCATCTGTTCATTTGTCAGGTTGTCATATCGCGCTCCAAACATTTCTAGCGCACGTTCATCAATGCCCATTTGGACATCAGTCATTCCGCCAAGCCGAACGCGCTCCACGCGCACGCCGTTGTTCTTGAGGAACTCGGCCACGGCCTCCTTCGTGACCTTGCCTTCCTGCATTGCAAGCCAGTCCTTCAGCCCGCTCCAAACAACTTCTTTGTCCTTGATTTCACCCTTGTTGACAAGTGACTTGATGACCTGCCCCCACCCAGACGCCGCCATGCTCTTGGCGTCGATGGCATCGACCGCCTTGGCAAGCGCGGAGTAGAAGCCCGGGCTGACAGGAGCCTGATCAAACATCGCCGCCTGCTCAAACACCTTGGGGCTCGTGATGTCGAAACGGCGCGAGAGCGGGACGACGTTGCCAGCCTCGTCGTAGGTAACGGGGTCGGCGAGCTTGATCTTGTTCTCGTTCAGTACGACAACGGATGTCATCGGCTGCGAATAGTGGGAGTCACGTAGCCGGACAATGTCGTAACCCTGTGCCCTTGCCGTACGCTGAATGTCTTTCCAACGAGCACCTGTTCCGTTGCCCTCAAAGTCCCACATATCGCCGGCGAAATATTCCTCTACTGGATCGGCTTCAAATCCAGTAGCGCGGTCGATGAAGTCGTAGCCTGACTCCTTGGCCCACTCTTGAATCCACGCGACTGCCTCCCTTGATCTTGAAGCCAGATCAAGCGTCTTGCCGCCAACATAGAACCGTCGAACATCGCCGTCGTTGGCGTAATCCTTGGCAACTTGTTGATCGTACGTTGTGAAGATGCCAGGCTCGTTTCGGCGTCGTTCAGCATATTCCGTAATGTTGAATCGACTGTCACCGCGCCATACCTCTTCAGTCAGACCACTCGCCATCGCCGCCTCGTCCACCATGCGCTGCGCCGTCGCCATGTCGCCGCGCTCGACGGCAGCGAGATAGTCGGCGTCGATGCGGGAGGCTTGCTCAAGACCTAGTGCGGATGGCAGCCGGTACATCGTTGCGCTGATCGCAAAGTCTTTGTTAGACCCCTTGTTTTCAACAAATCCAAGGCGCTTGTACCACGCGATCAAACGCTTCTTGCTTGCCCCAAACTCGCTTGTTGGTGAAACATCAATGCGCTTACCAGATTGATCTGCGTAAGCGATCAGGCTTTGCATCGCACGTGTTGCTCGTCCTTCATCCCGTAGTTCCGCTGGAACACGAATGATTCCTGGCCGAATCGTCGTGGAGGTTTCCGTAAGACGCTGTTCAACCCCAAGATCGGCAAATGACTGCTCGACATCCGCTAGCGTCATTTGTGCTGCCTGCTTAAGCGGCTGGCCTTCCTGCACCGCCTGGGGGCCGCGAACACGGTACGGGTACCGCTCGTAGAACTGCTCCGGCGTGATGCCCATACGCGCAGCCTGCGTCACGGCGAGGTCGCGGAACAGCTCGGCGTTGGCGCGGACTTCAATGTCCTGCATGCCCGTCTGGCGCAATTGCTCGGCCACGGTTGTCTCTACCTTCTGGGCAGACTCCACAAACGCGGCGTCTGCTTCCTGCCGCTCGGCTAGAGCCGCCTGCGCTTCCTGACGCAACGCATCGCGCTTACGGCTGAACTCCTGCGCCTGCGCAACGCTCATAGCCTCCGGGCTCAGGCGCATATGCGGGCGCAGCGCGTCACCAAGCTGCGTGCCCGACAACTTGGCTCCGTAGACCGACGTCGGAATCGTGATGTCACCGCCGTTCTCGAGCGCGTTCTTCAACTGTTCGCGGATGCCGGGCAGCACCTTCTCAAGTTCCGTAACGCTCAGTCCGCTTTGCGCTAGAACCTGGGCCGCAGCCTCAGCCTCGACGTAGACCGTGTCGGCGGTCGTACCCTTGGCCTGCCGGGCGAGGAAACCCTCGTAGGCGTCGAGGTTGCGCTTGGGGAGTTTGCCGTCCCTCTTGGCTGCGTCGAGGCCGTCGAAGAACTCCTGCTGCTTGGCAGCGACGTCTGCACGCTTGACATCAACGACGAAGTTTGCGGTCGGTCCGATACCGCCAAGTACCAGACTTCCTTGGAATCCTGCAATGCCAGCGTCAACCAGCCGCGTCATTGCATCCTTGAATGACGTTTCGCTGTCGATACCGTCCATTGCCTTGGCAATTTCCTCGCTGGCGATTGCCACGAGTTCCTGACCAACTTCCTCAGCGGTGTTTGTGCCAACCTGTTTGGTGTATTCCTTGCCTGCAATCGCCATTGCTGCGCGAGTAGTTGGCTTGGCAATAGCCGCATCGACACTTTCCTTGATGAACTTTGTTGCCAAAGTCTTGAACGGACCAGCAGCGATCTTGGCGCCGGCCAGTTCAATGATGCCGTTCAGCAACCCGCCAGTCAGGGCGGCATATTGAGCCGTGTCTGGATCAACGCCCTCGTTGACCATATCGCGGTACAGGTTTCCTGCCTCAGTCTGCGTCGTGGTTGCCATGAGGCCGCCGGCACCAAACGAAACAAACCCGGCTGCTGCACCCTTTGGCCCAAGAACAGCACCACCAGCAGCAGCTCCGGCAAGAGCGGTAGTTCCGACAGACCTGGCCGTTGCCAACTGTTGGGCGACGACTTCTGCTGTCATGCTCACAATGCCACCCGATGGGATCGCGCCAAGACGCTTATCAAGAAACTCAAGGCGTGCAACGTCAGCTGGCGTTGCCGAACCAAACATTTGCCGCGATGCCAATTCACCACGTTCAACAACCATCATTCCGCGCTCGGCGCCACCAACAATGTCAGCCTGCGGCTTGAATCCGAAGAACCAGTTCGGCGCATCCAGTACCGATGCAACCGTGTCGAACAGACCCGATGTCTTGTTCAGCGAGTCAAGATCGTCGTGCGACTGCGCTGCGAATACTGGGTCAAGCAATGACTCAGCGAATCGCGGGTTGTTCTGCAACATCCCGCTGCGCTGCACGCTGGCAATCGTTGACCGCCGACGCAGTTCATCCATGTTGCGCAGGCCCAAATCCTGACCGATGCCCAGAGGCTTGCCGAGTTTCGTTGCCTCGGCGGCTTGGTCTGGATTGATGCCCATGACGGCTGACAAAGATCCAATAGCCGGCGGCTGCGACAAGGCTCGCATAGACGGCGCCAATTCCATAAATGGGTTGTCAGGCTGCGCGACGGGCTGCGCAGGCTTCTGGAACATGCTGGAAGCGATTTCGAGGAACGGGTTGACTTCCGTCGGCGTTTCTTCGTTCTGCATTATGGGTTTGCCTTCTGCCGGCGCTGGTACTCGAGGTACATAGTCGCCATGTTGGCCTGATTGACAGCTTGCCCGTTGGCTTGCAATGCCATACGAATCTGTGCCTGCGTCTCAGTTGGAATCTCGGCCACGATATCGGCGTATGCCTCGGACGCCTGTTCTGGTGTCATGGCTGCGATGACATTGCTTTCGCCATACTCATCGAATGCCCTGTCCAGCAACAACGTGTCAATGACGTGCTGTTTCTCATCACGGTTGAGCGACCTGCCGAGGCGGGTCTGCTCGTACGAGATAGCCTGCTTGACGTTGTCGCGGAACAGCAGGCTTGCACGCAGCTGATCCTTGTCCTTGGAGTTCGGGAACGCCAACGTGTCAAGCCCATTGCGCACCAGCGTTGATTCCAACTGGTCGGCATCAACCGAAGCCTGCGCCATCTTGCTCGGATCAGCGGTGTCCTTCAGCAACTTGACGTACGTACCTGGCGTCAGGCGATTGCGGTTCTTGTCCAAGTAATCGACCGTCAACACGCTCGGGTCACGGGCGATCTCTTCCATGACACCGAGTTCGTCGGTTTCCCGCTGCCCACTCAGCAACTTGGCCTGATCGGTCGGCTTGAGCGTGCCCCATAGTTGAGGCGGAATCTGGCCGACGTTGTTGCCAGGCACCGCTAGGAACTCGGTGATCGCGTCCATGCGGCCCCGGTATTCCTCCTTGATGAGCGCGTCCTCCTGCGCGAACTGCGTTCTCAGGTTCGACTGCACTTGCTTGCGGACTTCGGGGTCAGGGATGCGCTCGGCCACGGTCAGAGCATCGCGCAGCGTCAGCGGTCGGCGTGCCTCGTCGCGGTCTGAGTTGTCCAACGAGTTCAGGTTGCGCGGGTCGATGGCTTCGCCGTTGCGGGTAGCGGTGTATCCGATGCGATACAGGCCGTCCTCGGCTGCGTCGTCCTTTCCGACCATGCCGAGCAGACCGCCACGAGTGACTGTCTGGCCTTCCGTAAGCATCCCAAAGACATCGACATTATTGAGCGTCAGGGTGGTGTCGTCGGTCGTTTCAATCGTAACCGTGTTGCCATCGACGCTCGTGACAGTGCCGTTGGCCGGCGCATTCACGGGCGCACCCGGAGGCGCCTCAATGTTCACGCCCTTGCCATCGACGTTGATGCGACCGTTCTCGATGATCTGGTCGAAGTTGCCAGTGCCGGCAGGCGTGTCCAGCACTCCGGTCGTGCGGATGCTGGTGGTCAGTTCGTCAACCATCTGACGCTTGCGGTTGGCGTCGAGTGAGGCAATCATCGCGTCAGCCTTAGCCGGGTCGATGCGGTTGAGCTCCAACTGCTTGCGCACGTAGTCGAGCCCGTCCTGATACTGGCTGTCCATCATCAGTCGGTTCACGACGCCCTGCGCAGCCTGCGTGTAGACGGCGTTCTCCAGTTCGCGCATCTGGGCGCTGTCCTCGGCGTAGCCGCGCAGGCGACCCACGGTGCGGATCTCGTTCAGCGCCACGCCAAGGTTGGTGTTGTATGCGCCGGTTGGGAGCCCGTCGGTCGTGACGGCATCGCGCTCCTTGTAGTCCTGAATGGCAAGGTTGACGTACTGGTTGGCTCGGGCGGTAGCCTCGTTCCCAGCGTAGACCTTGACCTGCTGGTCGCGGTGCGTCTGCACCTGCGCCTGGAAGGTCATCATGTTGCGGGCGAGCACGTTCTGATACAGCCGCTTCTGGCCCTCGTTCAGGCGGTCCATGCTGGCCTGGCCGGCCTGAATCAACTGCTCGTTGACGCTGACGTATGACGTTTCGGCGTCCTTGCCGGCGGTGTTCAAGTAGCCGTTCTGGCCACGCATGATCTCGTTGGCCTGTTGCAGGAACGCGACGTCGCTTTCCTTCGCAGCCGCCTCGTCAATCTGATCCTGCATGGCGTCGCCGATGCTGAACGCCGTCATGCCTGCGCGGGTCAACTGCTGGCCGAACTGCTGGACCTGCTCGCCCGTGTAGTTGCGCATGGGCTCCACAGCGGGAGCCTGGAACTGGCCGATGTCACCCCCGCCGGGCGGGGTAACTTGCGGAACGAATGTGGTCGGGACGGTTGGCATGGGTACCTCAGAATCGTTCGGTGGCTACGCCTTGCAGCAGTTCGTCAATGCGCTTGTTGCGGGCCCAGTTGGCGCCGATATCGACCGCGCTGCCGAGCAGGCTCGTTGCCGCGCCGAAGCCCGGCATGATCGTGCCGGCTGCGCTCGACAGGTTCCGGCTCGACAGTTCAGCCATCGTGGCCTGCGTGCCGAGGTTGAATGCCTGCAACCGGGCAGCCTCCTGCGCCCGAACGGTCGAGGCGTTGATGGCGAGGCGGTCGATCTCCTTGACTAGGTCCATGCTGGCGACGACTTCCTTGGCCGTCCCCTGCCCAAGCGCAATGCCTCGAGCAGCCATCCCCGTGCGGGCGCCGGCACGAGCCTGACCTGCCCGCATGGTGTACTGGCCGGCTGCGGCTTGCCCCTGCTGACCGACCTGTGTGGCGGTGAACTCGGCTGCACGGCGGTTGATGCGCGTCATCTGCGCGGCAAACGCCGCGTTCTGCGCCTGCATCTTGAGCTGGTTCTGCTGCGACTTGAGCGAGTAGTACGAGCCGATGGCCCCGGTAAACGCGCCGAAGATTGACGCGATGTTGCCGCCGATCTGCAAGCCCTCGGCCAACTGCGATCCGAGCGTGAACCGTTCGCCGACGGTTGGCACGTCACCCGGGGTCAGCGAGAACTCTGGACGCATCAATGAGAATTGGCTCATCGTCAGTCTCCTAGCGCAACTTCAAGGGTCAGACCCACAACCGTCAGTGGAAGTGGGTCGGCTTGCCGGATGTACACCTGACCGCCGGCCCGCCAAGCTGGCTTCAGGTCAACGTCGATCTCGTCGGACTTCAGGCTCGGCGGGGTGCCGTAGGGCTCAGTCGTGCGCTGCTTGGCCTCTACCAGCCGATCCGCCGTCGGGCCCACGAAGATGCCGCTCGACTTGAACACCCGCAGATATGCCTTGTTGACGTTCTTATAACGCCCCTGCCCGTAACCGTCGATGCTCATAACCGCCGGCAGGGTCTGTAGATCGCTCTCGTAGGGCAGGCCGACGTGGATGAAAACTGCGGCCCGGTCTAGCGTCACGGAGCCGCTGGAGACGGTTTCCTGCGGCTGTACGGCCCCGTCAGCGAGGATGCTGACCGTTGCCCCCTCCAGGTGCGCCAACCCGCTCACGCTGTCTCTAGCGAACGCCCAGATGGTCGTGGCGGTGTTGCGCAGGGCGACGGGCAGCGTGACGTCAACCCGGGCGGTTGCCACCGTCGTGCTGCTCGTGCCAATAATGCGAAGGCGGTACTTGTTGCCAGCCGTGTCGGTCAAGACGATGGCGTCATTGACGTCGGTCGTGGCCGGATAGGCGAAGATCGCGCTGCTAGCCGTGATCGTCAGCACGTCAGACGGACCCCAAGTCGTGCCTCCAGAAACAGTTACGGTCGTTGCCGTGGTGTTCGTTCCGTCGTACGTCAGGCCCGCGTCCACGAAGAAGCAGTTCTCCAGCGTCGTGATCTGGCGCGTCGCCATCCGCTCCACGTAGCGCACTGAGTTGCCGTTGATCGTGCGCTTGACCACCACATACACGCGGTCCTCGTTGCCCTCGGCCACGGCGGTGCATGACTCGTACAGGCCCAGCGTGTCGTGCTGCGCCCAGGCGCCGATCTGCTGCTCGGGCATGTAGGTAAGACTCAGCAGATTGCCGTTGCTGCTCACGAACCACAGGATCGGCTGCGGGCTCTTGCTGTAGCACATGTCCACAAGCGTCAGGTCATCGAACAGGTGAGCGGCCCGGATGGACAGGTCGCCAGTAATGAACCCGCTGGACTGCCACGAGTAACCGAGCTCGCGCACGTGCCCGCCTCGAGCAGCGCAGTACACGACCGTGTTGTTCACGATCTCGGGCTGCACGTCGTTGGCACCGATGTACGACTGCGGGCGCACACTGATCGTGGTCGGAGTCAGGGCGTCCGAGTTGATCGGGCTGACACGCCATTCTGCGCTGCTGGTCATCAACAACAACTGCGTCAGCGGGACGATGTGGTTGATCGTGTTGAGCTCGCGGGCAGCCACGCGGATGCTGATTCGGTCGCTGTCCTTGACCGGCAGCGAGTACGACAGGTCGCTTTCCGTACCCGAGCGCGTCATCCAGATCGTCTGCGGAGCATTGTTCGTGCCGGCAAAGACGCGCCGCTGCTCGTAGTACGACACTGAGCGCGGGTAGTTGTTCGCGCTGCTGAACGGGGTTTCAACGATGGGCGGAGTGATGCCCATGTCAGGCGCGATGTTGTCATCGTCAAACGACGTGGCCGCCGTCTGGCCGATGTATCCATACAGTCCGCTCTGGCGCTTGTACACGTTGTACCGGAGAGCCCCCGCGACTGCGCTCCAGCTGATCGTGTTCTTGGCGCCGATGGCGTTCAGGTTGTTGATGACGTTGCCGCTCGGGCTCGCTGCGCTCTCGTCCACCGCGTTCTGCGCGATGGCCGTTACGACGTAGTAATTGTCGAAGTCGAGGCTCTTGTCGCCAAACTGCACGAACCCACCGCTCGTCCATGCGGTGTAGGCCGTGGTATTGACCGGGACTCCCGTGTCGTACGCCTTGACTGAGAACGTGTTCGTGGCCGGCGTCGTGTTGACAAGGTAGAACCCGCTCAACTGCGTCATCGTTCCGCCGTCGATGTAAACGCTGTCGCCGATGGCGAACCCGTGATTGCCGACCGTGGTCACGACGCCGGGGTTGGCCTGCGTGATGCCCGTGATGTTCAGCGCATCGCCTCGGCTGGCCGTGACCGTCGGGGCGCCAGGCACAGCGACCGGGGCAACAAACGTGATCGCCGTCAGCGTCCACGTCGTGGCACCAAGGCGGCGCAGTTCACGAGGAGCGTGATTAGGGTGCACGAGCGTCAGGACGTCGCCAGACTGCACGTAGTGGATCGAGAACAGGTCGGCCTCTTGGTAGGGCGACGGGATCTCGTAGGCGCTCGACGGCAGCGGATACCAGTACGTGGCGTTGGGCGGCGCGTTGCCGGTCGTGGCCGCGATGCAGTAGTAGTTCGTGCCACCCGATGACACCAGGTCGCCAACTACATAGGCGGTCGCCCCGTTGTAGGCCGCCGGCGTGCCAGCCTGCAACGTGCTGCCCTGCGTGTGGAATCGGATATAGCCCTGCCCAAACTCAAGCACCATCGTCTGCGTCGTGCTGTACGTGAACGGCAGAAGTCGCGTGCGCTTGGTGCTGTCCTTCACCGTCGCCACGTACGTGGTACCGGGACGGTTCTCTGCCGGCCCCTGCGGGGTCGGGATGAAGTTCCGCATCTTGGCGGCACCAGTCTGGAACTTGATGTCATCAATGCGCCCAAACATCTCCGGCGAAAGCTCGCCGCCAGCGAACGATCTGTTGTAGATGCGGGTGTTTGGCATTGGTCAGCGTCCTGCGATCCAGCCCGTGATGTGCTCTGGCTTGATGTTGCGCTGGTTGGCGTCCGACATGCGGGCCTGTTGCAGGTAGGCCATCATCATCTGCGCCTGCCGCTTGCCCTCAGCCGCGCCCTGATCTCCCTTGATGACCGGGCCGGCAAGCATGGCGGCAAGGTGGTGCGACAGCGCCATGACGAACAGCGGGTCAAACTTGGTCGGGTCGGTGACGAGAGCCTGGTATCGCAGCAGTGCGTTCTGCTGGTCGGTGTACAGCACCTTGTTGCCGAGCGTGTCGGTCTCGATGCTGTACGGCTGTGGCACGTAACGCCCAGCCGCAACAAGCGGGGCATAGTTGTGCAGGAAGTCTGGGGTATCGCTGGGAACGAACTTGGCCGCGTAGTCGTTCTCGGCGTCGTGTGGCAGCACGCTGACGGCGACCATCATGTCGCCGGGGCAAGCGTACGAATACTTCCACATGGTGTACGGCATCGTCACCTGCGCGAGCAGTGCGCGACGAGACGCGAAGTTCCATGCGTGCATCTGGAGGAGGCTGTCGCGGGCGATGGGGTAGAACCGAGCGCAGTGCTCGGCCTGAGCCGACCCTTCAGGCGGGTCGATGCTGGCGATGGAGGCATCGTCGCCGAGGTGCGCGAGTGCCAGATTGCAGATCTCAACCACGCTTGCCATTCGATCCTCCTAGGAAAAGAGGGGCGCCGGGTGTTTAGGCCGACGCCCCTCCAGAGTCACATGCGTCGTGTCAGTCCGCCGTGACGGTGGTCTTGGCTGGCCGGCCTCGCTTGGGTCGCACCACAGGCACGACTTCATGCTGCTCCGACTGGCGCGGGGCGTCGATGGGCTCGACGTTCCCGTTGGCAGGACCGTTGTACTCGAAGACTTCGCCCTCCTTGCGGAGGCCGTTGTCGATGAAACACGTCACGAGTGCGCGGACTTTCATGTCAGGTCACCGAGAAGCCGCTGGCGTAGAACTTGCGACCGTCCTGGATGTCCTTCACGATCTGGGCGAGCACGCTGCCCTGAGTCGGGTTGGTACCAGTGACGTCGTAGCGAGCAGCCATGTAGCGTTCGCCGAGGCTTGCGACCTGCGGCGGGATACGCACCACGAACTGCTTGCCAGCGGTCAGGTTGGCAAGAGCAACGGCGCCGGTCGAGGCGATTGCGGTGGGCGACGACATCGAATCGTTGTCGTCGGTCACAATCTCCATCGTCAGGCTGGTCAGGGTGTTGAACGCCTGAACGACGGTGAAGACCATGTACAGGTCTTCGCCTTCGCCGATGTCACGGGCAGTGCCGAGGTCGATCACGTTGGTGCTGACGGCGTCAGCGGTGATCGCCTGGCCACTGATGGCGGAGCCGGGGTTGTTAGCCCCGGACACGGTGAGGAGAACGTCGGTAATCATTGTGTTGGTTCCTTTCTGTCGGTCCTATCAGGACACGACGGCTTCGGTGTTGACGATGGCATCCACGCGGCGCAGGGGCACGCCCTGGAACGACAGCCAGCTGTAGGGCTGACCGAACTGCGACAGACCTTCGTTGACCTTGAGCACATACTGGCTCTTGTCGAGCGCAGCGATGGCAAGGCCGCTGTGGACGGTGCGGTTCATGTAGAACGCGGCCCGACCCATGCCCATGTTGGGGATGCGGTACAGGGCGCGGCTCATCAGCTTGATGATGGCGGTAGCAGCCGAAGGAGCCTGCGTCGTGGTCTGCGCAATCAGGTCATCGGTGTCGATGTTGCAGATGCGGACGACGTAGCGCCAGTCCTTGACCACCAGACCGTTCTTCCACTGGTAGCGGGTGGCATACGCCTGAAGACGGGTGCCATCGCTGTTGTAGACGGTCTGCTCGCCGAGATCTTCGTGGATCAGACCGGCGCTGCTGCCCTTGGGGAAGGGGCAGTACACGGTCTGGTCACCCCACACGACGAGGTAAATCGACGTGTTGCTGGTGGCATCGCTACCGCCAGCCGAGATGATGTTCTGCGAGTTGTTCGGGCTGCCGGCGCCGATGTCCGAGTAACGCGGCGCGAGGCCGAGGAACTGCTTCGGATCGGTGGCGGGGTTGCCGTAGAACAGGGTGGTGGCCTGCGTCTGGTTCATCGCCTCGAGGAAGGCGACGTCTTCGGACAGGCGGAACTGAGCGGTGTTGCCGTTCAGCATCGCCAGATCCTTGTCCACCTCGCTGCGGGCTTCCAGAATGCCGCAAGCCTCATCGACCTGCGCGGTCGTGCTCTTGCTGTTCGGGATGCCCTGGTTGAGCGCACGCCAGTACACCGAGGGAAGCCCGGTGCGGATGACGACGCGCTCGCCCGTGGGGAGGTTGCCTTCCTTGAAGACGCAGTCCTCAAGGATTTCGTTCGACTGCGAGAGGAGTTCCGCGATGACCGGGACGCGGCCATCCGGATCGGTGCGCTTGGCCCAGTCGGCCAGCGTCAGATTCGTCGTAGAGAGAGTTGCCATTGTGTGATTCCTTTGTTGGGGTTACGAGTACAGAACATCGGCCAGATCGGAGAACGACTTGGGGCCGGCCTTGGCCTGCCCGGTCGAGCCCGTCACGACACGATCCTCACTGATTGCCTTGCCTGCGCGGAAGAACAGCCGGACGATCTCCGGGTGATTCCCCAGCCCAGACTCGTTGAGCAGCGTGCGGAGCTCGGCGGTGCCGAACGCATCCAGAGCCTTCTTGGCGACGGCCAGGTTCTCGGCAAGCGCGGGGCCGCCGAATTCCCTGTCCTGCTTGGATGCCTCCATCCAAGCGCCCTGAACGGCTTGAATCTGAGCCATTTGACGTTCGGCCATCTTCGGGCCCATGACGTCAAGCAGCTTCTGCGCAGCGTCCTGACTCAGCTTGAGTTCCCGTGCGACCTCCGAGTACGCGGTGATGGTGTCACCGTCAAACTCCTGACCTTCAGGAGCCTTGAATTCGTACTTCTCAGGCGCGGTCGGCTTGGCGTCGGCGGGTGCCTCGGCTGCCTTCTCTGCCTGTCCGGTCACAGGGGCGTCCTGCGCCTTGGCCGTGTCGGCGGGCGCAGTCTGAGGTGCAGACGCCTTCTGCTCGCCATAC